CTCGTAGGCTACACCGCGAACACCAGCCAATTCTGCGGCAAGGTGTTCTGCTTCGGCCAATTCACGCTCTAGCGACTGATATTTCTTTTTCCAGAAACCAGCATTGAATGTATCGGCGCGGGACAATTCCGGACTCTGTTCAACCACTTCCTTTCTGGAGGGATTTGCGCCACCCCAAAAAATATCAAGCCCCTGCTCTTTCATGCGGCGGATGAACTTCCGCATCGCACTGGCACCAAGCCCCAATTCATTGCGAAGCGCGGTAGTGGCGTTGATCTCATTAGCGCCTACATGCGCACCCGGTGCCGCGTATCCTTCTCTGACAAGTTCTCCTAGCCGCTTAGCCCATTGCTCTAGTTTCAATGGATCGAGTTTTTCAGCCAAGAGCTAAACTCCTTTATCGAATTTGGATCGGGCGCCAGCATCAGCAATACAAGCATTGCCTTCGGAGACAATGATAAGCGTCCAACTTCCTTCGCCGTCCGCTCGTGTCAGAATGAATTTGCGGCCGTGAGTGCCATCACCTCGAAACACCGGAAATTCTGTAAAGTTGCGGAACAACATATCGAGAAGCGCACGCTCAGAATCGCAGAATTGACGCTGCTGCGCTTTAGACGGCTCCGTCACAAGAATGAGTGCGGCAAACATAGCCGCAATGACGATCATCCCTATCCAGAACGTCCGCCATACCGGATTCATTGGTAGCGCCATCTCACGTAGAAGTCCTGGCTGATGGCACTAAACTCACGTCCATCGACATAGATGCTATAAGGCCGTCCGGCCTCATAGATATCGACATCTTTGACTTTCAGGTTTGCGTGAGTGATTGTCCGCTTGAATGAACTGGTCAGAACGTCATTGACGCGGCTGCAAAGATTCCTCGCATCAACGGGACTGGTACAGACGTGATCTATCTGCACGCGATCAACGGGATAGCGGTCCATCCCGAGTAGGTGCAAGCCATCACTTCCGCCGACATCAGAGATAATGATATACGGCGGCGTTTCTGCCTGCGGAGCGAAATCGAGATACTGCTTCGTAACAGGAAGCGGAAAGCCAAGAATGACAGGACTACGATTGAGAAGGTGATGAATGATCGTGGAGCCAGACATTACTTGAACTCCACAAGGTAGTCATTGCCCGCTGTGAAGTTCGGGAAGTCGCTCGTAACAGACCATGTTGCCTGATAGGTATCGAACACCCAATTCGTCTCATCGCTGATCATGACACCGTCGATCCAGACTTCCTTGTCAGACAGAAACGGTTCCAATGCTCCACGGTCGCCAATGACTTCGATCTTGCCGCTGCCCGCTACAGCCTTTCCTGCCGCCGTGGAATAGACCGTAGCACCGTTGATAGGCTGGTCGCTAATCGAGCCTATATCGCCCATTACGTAGCCTACGAATTGAGAGTCCTGTCCCGCAGTGATTGTGTAGGAGTATGCGGCGGGATCTACAGCGGGTGCGATAGTCACCGTGAAATTGATGACGGCAGAACTGCCGACACTATCCATAATGGTGACTTCGCACTCGAATGCGCCGTCTACCGTGGGAGTGCCGCTTACAGCCCCTGTGGCCGCATCTATATCCAAACCAGGGAGAAGTCCGCCGCTATCCACAACGAACGTGTATGGGGCTGTGCCGCCTGTTACAGATACAGTGAAGCCTTCGTAGACCGCGCCGACAGTTCCCGCAGGGATCGCCATAGAAATGGATGGAGTAAGCGGGGCCGCGCCTATCACGGCGTCCTGAACTTCGCACTCAAGAACCATCTCGCGGAGATAAGCCGCGTCAGGGCGAATATGGCGGATGTCGTAGATGTTCCCGCGATGCAGCACGCGCATGGTGCTGTCGATTCCTTCCACAGAAGGGTAGCGGACAGTAAAGAGCCACATGTCCTTACTGAATCGCTGGCCGCCCTCGCCTGTCTGCGCGTAGTGCTCCTGTCCTCGCCTAACCGCGACCCCGCACGGTACGTTTACCTTCCAGTCAACCCACTCACCACCGGCCACGAATCCGCTGCCGGATTGACTCCCGGCTGTAATCTTCCTCTGAACCGTCAAACGCTGACGCAGGAGCCCGAAGTGCATTAGAGCCTCGGAACGATATAAGGCGAGAGAAGCGACATGACCCCATTGGATAGAACGCCCAGTTCCTGACGAGTCGGCAACATCATCTCGTCCTGTCGATTCTCGTACATTTCTCCGACAATCAGTCGCATAGCCTGCAACAAATCCTCGGGCACTTCATCAGGGGGACTATCTTCAATGTCGATACCGGACGTATAAGTCACTCGCACCGCATCAGGACGAGTCGCTGTTACCGGCCAATCCACCACAGGGAAGATATATGGAGCGAACGGGTCTTCCATCAGGATATAATCTGAAGGCGGGATCGTCTGTTCCGCTCCACTCTCATCCAAATATTTGACGGCATCAACAGACACAATCGGCGGGTTCTGTAGCGCGATCTCATCAAAACTCGCGGTCTTAACGAGATACTGCTTCAGCGCGATAGAGATACCACATCGCTTTTCAATCTTGAGCCGCGCCGCCTTGATGATGGATTCGATAACAGAGTCCTGATCGTCATAGTCGATATTCAGCCAGAGTTTTGCATCTTCGAGAGACACAGGCTCAATCGTGGCGATCTGGACGACGGACATAGTTCTTATCCTTAACCGCGCCTAGCCAGTTCGGCCTCGATCGTCGCAACGGCATCTTCTGCGTTCTTAGGCACCTCGCCAAACTTCGTAGCCAGCGAGCGGAGAGCAAACCACTTGAGCGACCGCCAATCATCAGGAATCTCCACGTCAGAACCGTCAACGATTTTCTCGTCATTGGTCTCTGTGGGAAGTTTTCCTGTTTCTGCGATTGTCGTCAGCGCCTCTTGAAGTTTGACGGCAGTCTCGACAATCGGCTCAACCTTCTTGGCGATATCTTCGGCACTAGGTTTTAGAGAAACCTTGCCGTCGCCGATCGTAGCCCTACGGAGATACCCTGCCTTATTTAGCCCTTCAAAAAACTTGTCAGGGAAATCTGTAATTGTATCGTAGAGATCTGCTGATTTTTCCGTGTAGCCGTCATTTGAGTATTTGAACGGCTTTAGGATGTAAACTTCAACGGTGGACATCATTCACCCGTGTTGGTTTCAATGTCAGTCAGGAGCGCAATAATCGCCTCATTCTGCGCATATATAGCCTTCATGATCGCCACTAGAGATGCCGAAGCATCGCTGCCGCTCCACGCCGCATCTTCAGGATCGCCGATGCCGGCAGTGTCCAGATTGGCATCACCTTCGACAACGACATTGCCGCTGAATCCGCCGAGTGCAACAATCTCCGCATGAGTATCATCGCCCATATCCAGCAAACGCTTCTTTGCGCCGCCGGCAACATCATAAAGAATGTCAGCCATAACGGCCTCCGAATGTATGGCGGGCGGACCAGCCGCCCGTCAGATTAGGACTCAGGATTGATGCCCGCGGCAGTCAGAAGTGCAATCACTTCATTCAGCGCGGCTGCAACTTCACTCGCATCAGCGGGGGATTCGACATATTCAATCTTCGTCGCACCCTTTACGCGGATTTTACCAGTGTCCTGCTCACGATACACAGGCAGGTTATACGAATTGGGATCGGCCATAGCCATTCTCCTCTTGAGTTAGGCGGGGCGAGGATTGCTCCCCGCCCCAGACCGATTAGGCTCGCTTCGGATTCGGCAGAGTAGCCGAGTCAAGCACCGTATCACCCTGAACAACCGGCTGGTCCTTCGGGCCGTACTTGATAGCCACGATACCATTCACGACCGCGTTAGCGCTCGTGCGCGTCAGGCGGGCACGAACGTAACGGCGTTCCGGGCGGACCACGTCGATGATCATCAACTTACCGTCCGCATCCGAATCACCGGCAGTGAACGCCAGCGGGCCTTCGAGATCGTCCCACGCACCGACGCCAGTATCACTGTCATCGACCGTAAGGCCGAGAACAGATCCAGTCGTGACATCACCGAGATAGGCCATAAAGACAACGCCAGTCCAGCCGGCCATGTCCACGACTTCAGACGTAAGTTCCGTCTGCGCGGCAGACGCCGCAGGCTCAACAGCGACGAACTCCACCGCGTTGAGGAGGTTATTGATAGTAGCCATGTTGGCTTCTCCTATTGGTTAGAGTTCTTACTGGATCGAGAGGATGGCGATGGCTTCAGCGATCGAAACCGCGCCACCAAGGCGACGACGCCAACGGAATAGCACCTGACCGTTACCAGCGCGGGTGTAATCGTCGCGCAGCATCGACATAGCCAGACGGTCAACGAGGATGTAGCCGCGCTTGAAGTCACCATAAGCCACCGGCTTTAGGCCAGAGCCGACATTCGGCATGTCCGGCATCTCCACGTAGGGGGCACCATCAATGGTCGATGCGCGACCAGCCGCCAAGCCGCTCGCCCACAGATACTGACCATTGCCATCCTTGAGCTTGCGGGAATGCTCAAGAGTCTGGCGATTCAGCACGAAGTTGCCATTCGTGGCGTAGGCCGTCTTAATGGCGTACTTCAGGGAGATGAAGTCGTCAGCACTGAGAGCGTTGACCGCAGCCGAAGTCTTTCCGACCGTACCAGCAGCATTTAGGAAGCCCTCGGGCTTACCATCCTTGTCGCCGGAGATGATCGCAAGAGCCTCCTGCTTCGCAAAACCATGAGCGGTGCCCTCGCGGATCTCGTTCATGATATCGAAGTCGACATCCTCCAGCATCTGGTTCGAGATCGGCACGGCCATCGTGGCCTCGTGAACCGGAATCTCCAGCATGCCGTAGGACAGGCCCTCGGTATCCGGACGGGTCTGTGTCTCACCAACCCACACAGCGGCGGGGAGGCCAGTGCGCTTCGGAATCTGAACAGAACGCGAACCCGTGGTGCGGACAGTCACCAGACCGCGGATCGGGGAATACTCCTCGATTTCCTTGAGGATCGACTTGACCAGTTCGGGGTTAGCCAGACGGCCAGCCGAATTGTCGTCCGACACCTGAAGGACGTTCTGGTAATCGCCAGTCAGAGCGGAGACGCCACCACGCGCAAACGCCTCGAAAGCCTTGGCGCGAATCTCCGCCTCAACATCGGCATTGCCGGCACCAGGACGATTCACCTTAGCCTCGATGCGCTCCAGAGACTCCTGCATCTCCTTCTCGCGGGCTTCAGCGGCCTGAATGGCAGCATTCAGCGGCTCGAACTTGGCAAGTTCCTCGTTGATCTTGGCCAGTTTCTCGTCGTTAGCCGCGTCACGAGCCTTGTCGTTCTTCTCCGACTCCTCACGATACGCAGCAAGCGCCTTAGCCTGAGCATCAGCAGCTTCGGTGAGGGACATATTAAGCGCGTCGAGCGCCTTCTTCAGTTCGGGGTCCATGGGATACTCCTTTAAGACCGGGTAATTTTTGAAGCCGCAGCCTTGATGGCCACAGCAGCGGAAAAGGCTCGAATTGCTTCGGCCGCTTCATCCCGTTTCTCGGCGTCATCCCGACGATCCGTAGTGGTGGGCTTTTCATCGACAGCCGGTTCTTCCCGAACTTCGGCCTTGTCTTTGAAACCATGTCCTGCGATGGCGTCGGCTTGTTTGCCGCTAAAGCCATTGGTTCGCAGGAAATCTTTGAACTCGCGAATTGTCTTCGGAAGTTCCTTTTCTTCAGATGCGGCTGGCTGCTTTGTCAGCGCCTCACGAACATCATCTGGCATGTTGGGGAAGATTGCAGCGAAGTAGTCCGCATCATGAGAAGCGGCGGGCTTTGCCGCTTTATCCTCTTCGTCATCATCGCCCTTTTTCTTGAGGGGAATGACTTCATCGGCGAATCCAGCATCAACGGCTGCCTGCCCTTTGAACCAAGTCTCTGCTTTCACCCAATCCTGAATCTGTTTGCGGTCGCCCTTTGTGCGAGCCACATAGATGTCGATGATCGTCTCTTCGAGCATGTCGAGGACTTCTGCCTCTTCACGCATCTCATCGGCACTGCCAATTGCCCACCCCCAAGGCTCATGAATCATTGCCGACGCATGTTCGCCGATCTTGATATGATCGCCAGCGCACATAATCACCGAAGCGATTGAAGCCGCCCATCCGTCGATAATCATATTGACGGTGGCCTTATTCTCTTCCGCAAAATTTATCAGCGCGGCGTAGATAGCGAAGCCTTCGAATACTGAACCACCGGGAGAGTTGAGGTGTACATTGAGTGTCTTGGCCTCAACTTCGTTCAGAGCCGTCACAAACTCATTCGCACCGATACCCCACCACGAAGAAATCTCATCATAGATATAGAGAGTAGCCTCTTCGTTACCTTTGGCGCTGAAATTAAACCAACTGCGCGCTTCAGCCTTCTCGCCGCCGCGCGCGACAACCGCCCTAGCGGCACGCCGTTCGGCAATAGCATTCACTCGCGACAGGAGCGCCGCGTTGACGAATTTCTTCATCTGGTATCTCCCCTAGAGGGTTCCGCCCTCTTCGGGCTCTTGGTACGTCCGGAACAGTGCGGCGAACCTAGCCTTCTGCTGCGGCGTTGATCTCAGGAATAGACTGGCGATGTCATTGCTATCGCCGCCCGATCTCAGATTGTTATCCAAAGAGTCGTTTTCCTGAATGATGTGCATCCCGTCGTCTCCAACAGGTGCGTTAGCGAGGGGCATCCAAGTGTAATCCCCACCTGGTTTTGCATTCATATCTTCCATAGCGCGCGCTTCATTCCGCGTCATGATCCCCGAAGCGATCATCTGTCGGTAGTAGTCAGCGCGGGCCTTCGTATCAGCCCTGAGAATGGCCTGGTCTACGAGGCGGTTGTAATATTTGTTCCGCCTATCCTCATCGGTAAACAGCCACCTATCGGCGCTTTGAGTGAAATTCTCATGCAGCGGACGGCGGAAGTGGTTGTTCCCCCGGATTTCCAACTGCTCGACCGAAGCATAAGACTGCGAGCCATCACCACTAAACCCCGCGATGGCGGGGAGAATACCCATGTGGATCAGGATTTCTTCGGCAATCTGCTTTCTAGTTTCGACAGACTGCATATCAACGGCCTTCGTGGCCATCTGCGTCCATGTCATCGTCTTATCGACCACCATAGGGTAGCCCTTAGAAAGACGAGTCTGCACTTGCGCGTCAATCAGTGCGCGCACCTGCTTAAACTGTCCCTTCTCCATCACTTGGTCGATGGCGAGGACACCGGATGGTCTGGCTTGATTCCTATGCGAATCTGCCTGACTATTCGAAACGTCCTTAGAGAGATTTATTGCGTCTCTCGCATAGGAAAGCGCCGAAATCCCGCAATAACCGTCCCACGCCATATTGCGGAGATGCCAAACAAACTTCGGCGATGTTTCTATACTCGTACCGTCAGGGAATGAGACACGATACTTTATCTCACCCCAGTCATTATCACTCCGTCCGACTGTAACCCACGAAGGGTCAAGCGGCAGAAGGTTTACGATCTTGTTCTGACGCGGACCAACACGGTCAAGCCAAACATATGCGTTCCCAGAGAGTGCCAAGTTGAACCCGAGCGTCTGGCGAAACTCGAAACTCGTCTGATACTCATTTGGCCGATAGGTAATGAGATTGTAATAGGGATGGTCAATGCCCTCCACCCTATCGCCATTCTCTTTTACCTGCATAATCTTCCAAGGATCGGCAGCGAGACCGTTGCCGTAAATCCTCGCGCCGGCAAGAACAGCAGCCACCTCAATAGCCTTGCGCCACGAGATAGCATTGGAGCCGTTCGCCTGAATTGCCGCCCACAGATCGGGCGTAAATTCTACCGCGTTCTGCGGTTCACCACGACCGAACATAGACGCAAGGCTAGAGAAAATGCCCATCATTATAATCCAAGCATATCTCTGATTTCAGCCTGCATCGCTTCCTCGGACTCCGCATCGAACGTGTCAGTGTTTTGGTCGTTATGGATTCCAAGCGCATCCAGCGGATCGAAACCTTCTTCCGCCCAGAACGGCGTAGGTTCGACTTCTGGTGAAGTGTTTGCAAACGCCCGTCCCACCGCCATCGCTGTGGCCTGTGCGCCGTCGATCTTGTCGCGGCTCTTGCCCTTGTGGAATGTCTTGTTACCCGCAGAGTCGGTATGGACGGCGATATTATCGAAGTTCCAACGAAGGACGGGATTGCCGCCATGCGTGAACCGCCGCGAGATGATGGCGCGATCCAATTCCTTAATGGCTGGTGCCATAGATACCCAACCCTGCTGCATCGTAACGGCAGGGTGGCCCTTTTCCAGAAGTGAGTTCATCATTTCCGATGCCAACTTCGGATCGAAGGCGATTTCCTGCACGTTGAACTTGCCGCAGAGTTCTTCGATCTTCTCGCGGACAATCGTGTAGTCCGTGGCATTACCCGGAGTTGTGATTATTAACCCCTTCTCCGCCCATTCCTTGTATTTGGCAGAGTCGTCATTGCCACGCTTCTGCACCATCGCTTCAGGGCAGAAGAAGTATGGAACCACGTCGTAATCGACTTCCATACCGTTACGGTGCGGCCATGCCACCACAACGGCCGTCAAGTCGTTGTTGTATCCAAGGTCCACGCCGATCCAGCACGGATCTTTCTCTGTGGCGTGCATCTCAACATCGACTTCCGCGCCGCCTTCATCGTAGACATTCATGTCAACGAACGGCGAAAGTGACTGAGACAGCCAGAAATTCAGGTGGTACTGCTTGAAATCATCCAGATCGGCAGGCTTGTCCCGGTTTTGCTCAGCCATGATGGCCAAGCCCTTCATGTCAGGAAAGCCTTCAACGAGACCGGGATTTACCAGTTCCCAAAGTTTGGTGTCATCCCACTTTGCATCAGCCGGTGGCTCGAATAGGACTGGCAGATAGTGCGGATTGATCACCTTGCCCGTCGCAATGTCGCGAGCGTAGCAATATTCCTCCCACGCCAACCCCTGCTGACCTCTACCCGCCGTGGTGATAACAACCTGAAGCGGTTCCTTGACCTTCGGCAGACCAGTCTGGAGCGCCGACCAGAGATTGCGGCTCTTGAAGATATGCAACTCGTCATAAATGACAACGCTAGGCGTTGTGCCGTGAGAGAGATCACCGTCCGCCGACTGGACCGATAGAGTCGTCCGATCCTCAACGTGGATGATCGCTTTGTTGGCGCTCTTATGCGAGCCGCCGCCAAGGATTTTGACGATGCCCTTCTTATTGTCCTTTGTCTGGACGAGCGTCCCGCCGCGCGTGGCCTCGATCAATTTCCGAGCTTCACCGAATGCCTGACCAGCCTGCTCCTTCGAACCAGCCGCCAGAAGCACCTGGCCTTCTGGACGCCGCACGCCCTTAGCGATGGTGTGGTAGAGTCCGATACCGCCTGCGATCGATGTCTTCCGAGCACCACGAGGAATCATGATGAAGACTTGGCGGACGATGCGCTCACCATCCTCATCACGAGGCCCATAAATGCGGCGGATAATCCTTTCCCAGAAGCGCGGCAGAACGAACTTGCCGTCAGGATGCGTCGAGTTCGGGTGCTTTAGGGAATTGAAAAAACGAACAGCACGCTCGCCTTCGCCGAGCGGATCATCGATAGGACTGTCATCGATAACCCACTTCGGGTAGGTAGGATGTTCCATCAGCCGATGAACTCGTCCATCCCGTCGTCATCGTCCTTCACGGGGCCGCTGAGACCTTTGCGGGCGCGAGAAGAAGGAGTAAGCCCAAGTTCCACAGCAAGCCGCGCAACCATCTCCTGAGCCTTCTGGAGCGTGGAATTGGCCGGATTAGGCTTCGGTACACCGTCCTTGTTGCGAACGAACAAACCAAGCTGCTGGATAGCTTTCTGGCACTCCAGAATCTGATATCGAGCGAAGCAATACGTCTCGATAACGCCGAGTGTGGATTCAGCAAGAAGTTTGCGACCAGCCAAGTCGGTGGTTACAATGTTCCACTCCGTATGGACTTCTTTCGGTAGATGCTTCGGCGGCGGCGGTGCATCAACGATACCGCCCTGAATCACCTTCAGTTCTGACGGCTTAGCGCCCTTCATCGGGATACTCTCTTATTGGATTTCCGAATCCGCCTTCGTAGCGAATATTCTTTCGACGGTTGCAGCGACCACAGGACGCACGCCATAGGGACTTATCCCAGAAGACTTTCATATCGCCTTTGTGGGCTATTGAGTGATCGACTAACGTCGCGGGATTGCCGCAATAAAAGCAGTTCTTATTTTCGGGTCGCGAGAGAAAGGTCCGACTGGCCTTTTCCCATATATGATTATAACCGCGCGCCTTAGATGACGGCCGATTCTTCTCTTTAGCCGCTACTCTTGCTATCTGGCATGAACATTTCTGACCGCTAGGAACTTTCTTGCCGCAGCCACAGATTCTCGGCGGACGCATCGCCATCAATCAAACTTTCTGCGAGGACCGTACAGTTTGTTTCCAAGATTCCGGACAAGTTCGGTTTCAACCCACGAAAGGCGAGGGTCATCAACAGACACGACCAAAATTCCCTGATCCAGCCAACCGTTTTTCTTTATCTCTTCGTGGTCTACGGAGTTAGAAAGATTGAGCGGGTTGCGGTACTCAGAGCGATTCACATTGCTTCTCGTATGACTTTCCAAGCGGAGCCGTCTTTCAGTTCAGACATCTGCCATTGCACGTTGGCGATCTCATTCAACCGCACTTCCCTATCAGGACGGATAGGATTGAAATCGCGGCTGGCGAGATCGTAGACCATCGAACCACGGTCGCCTGCGTAGATAGGAACGCCGGCCATTACAGCGTCCACAAGCGAGTTACTGTTGAATCCGCAGACGATACCCGCGCCACTCAACGCATCGTCCAGAGAGCCTTCAGAAACCTTCGCAAACGGCACTCTAGGCCGTTCATGGCCTGCCCGTCCATCTAGCCGTTTGCGCTCGCTAACAGGATGCGGACGAAACATTACATCCCATCCCTGCTTCCAAAGAAGGGTGGCCGTGTCCATGTACCAGCGGTCTATATCAACGCCAGTAAGGGACGCATCTCCCCTAACCTGCCCCATAATCAGCGCATAGCCTTTGGAGTCCGTTCGCCACGGCTTCAAATCAGCCGCGAAGTTCTTTGCGAAACGGTCAGGATCATGGACGCCATTGAAACGAGCATGTCCATTCAATCCGTCCCATCCTAGAGAGGTCCAGACTTTGATACGGTCGCCGATATAGCCGTGTTCTGCGATTAGAACCGGACCCTTGAAACCATAAGCCTTATGTTTCTGCGCCCGCCGCATTCCCCATGAAACACAGAAATGCGCCTTGGGGTCTGGTCTATCTTTGAACTCTAGAACTTTGACGCCGCTCTTTCTAAGACCTTCCGCTATCGCCAGCATATGCGGAGAAGGATACCTCTCCGAAGTGACATGAATGCCGACCGCCGCCCTCATTCAAAAAGTTCCATTGTTTCGAGATTGAAAACAGGCTTCTTTGTCAACGCATTGATTACGTCAGCCTGCTCCACCGAAGACTCGATGAACAGATTGATCTCCGGCCCGAGTTTCGCGTAGACGGATGCCTTCCACCTCGCCGGTTTGTTGCCGCCTCTGCGGGCTTCCTTGCTCGGCCAAGGCCCCATATGGAGCGCGGAATAGCGGATGCCGTGTTTTTCAAGCCAAGCCACTGTCTCACCGCGGTATTTCTCGCATCTAGCGGTGACTATCGCCCCGATAACCGTGTCCATCGTGGAGAGCGGCAGGAACTTCGGTTCTACGCACCTTAGAAATCGAAGATAGTTCGGGCCATCATCGTCCTCTTCCCTTGTCGCGTCTCGGCAAAGGACACCGTCAAAATCTACCGCGACATACTTTATGCGCGGGCTTTTCCAGAGATAGTATGGATAGAGATAGTTCTCGTTGCCGCCACGATCATGTTTTGCCAGAGTTAGAAGCGGATGACCAAAATGTCGAACTACACCCTGTCGGGAGCAGTCATATACGGCGACTAGAGTAACCATAGCCGCCGGATTTGACTGCTTGATCCTTTCTATAGCCGCCGCGCCCTGCTTGCCCTTGTTGATGCAGTCGTCAACCAGAATGACGTTGTCGCGGTCGAACGGCGGACATTTACGATCAGGAATGATGCCGGCACAGTATTCATCCACACTCGCCAGCGGTGCCGGCAGATAGGTTGCGATCATACCGGCCGGCGCCGTACCGGAGCGCGGCAGATGGACGATAACCCCGGAACCAAGCGCGCGGATTTTGTGGAGATTGGCGATGATCAGCCGCTCCATCTCCCCATACGTAGGAGCCCAAACCACTATCGGGACATCCGCCAGACACGGGTATGCTTCAGCGGCCGCTCCTCCAGCATCTCGACATGCCAGCCAAGGAACCACTCCTTGAAAAGCGAGTCCCATTCCTCGAATGGACGGCGGTTGGGATGCAGATCAGAGCCGTCTTCCGCGAAACTGGAGCCGTTGTTCGCGCCGATAATCACGCGCTGCCGCGTCACCCGTGACAATTCATGGCACAGAGCCTTGTCGTCATCGGGAAGCAGATGCTCGATCACCTCGAATGCGGTGGAGACATCGAAACTGTCGTCATCGAACGGCAGAGAATGCGCTTCGGCATAGACGACGCGATCATTCAGCAGCGAGGGCAGGATTTCCGTCCCTGTTACGGGCGAGAACCCAAGCCGCTCCGCCCTGTCCAGCATGTCGCCGTGGCCGGTTCCGACATCGAGATACCCGTCACGTCCCGGTGCTTCCGCGATGAAGCCCGCCTGCATTCCCAGTCGCCGCTTATCGGGCCTGTAGCCCGTCTTCCTATAGGCGACTTCATACTTTGCAAACTCGGCGATCCGAGCGGAATCAAAGGACACTTGCAAACTCTTTTTCGATGGTGGAAGTCGGAAGCCAATCAATGGTACTTCCCGGCGAGCAATTGACGATCTCAACGCCGCGAGAATGGAGATGATCGGTTAGGATGCGGAACAGTTTGCGGATGGCGTCCGTGTCACTGTTTATGTCCATGCGGCACCCCGGTTTATCAATGTGCCTGCCGAACCAATGGTCTCTGGTGCCGTCTTTCGTCTCTCTGGAGCCGCTGAAATCGAAGCCTAAGAGCAGAATCCGCTTCGCATAGAGCCTTGCCGCCAGATGCACGGCCTGAGCGCCGGAGTTCTTCCAGTTGCCCAATCTAAGCCCTTCGTCACAGACATAATCAGGGCCGCCGTTCTCAAGAACGCGAACATCTGGAAACTCCGTGGACTGAATCGCGAGTTTCATGCCGGGGTATCGTGGTACGCCGGCATTTCTGCGCCACCAACGTTCATCGCCCGCATGCAGTATGTCCGCAAACCAGCACGGATACACGGCATCATTGACCGCGATCACCCTGCACGTATCGCGAGACCGCGCCATGCCGACTATGCGGACTTGAGAGAGAGTAAGAGATGGCCCACCAGCCACGACTACAACGGGGCGGTCCATGAATGGCGAAATCGGGATAACGTCAGCCATCAATCCCGAAAGGCTCCGGATGCCGCCGAGTTTCGACTTCATCTCCAGATACGGGCCAAGCGGTTTCTTATCCGTCGCACCGATCATCTCCGCCAAACGTATGTTTGATACGGTGACGGTTCCGACCTTCATGCGGTGTCCTGAAATAGAAACGGCGGCACATCGGCCGCCGTAGGCTAACGATCAATCGTCAGCGAGGAACTGGTTGCGGAAGCAGGATTTGCACCTGCGGTCTCTTGCTTATGAGGCAAGCGAGATAGGCTACTTCTCTATTCCGCTGAAACTTTTGAGGTGATTCGCCTGTGAACCCAACTCTTTGGATTGACACGCCTCATGACTCAGCGCGCGGTCATTGTCAACACAGAAAACGATTGATCTGCGCCAACCCATAAGCGGAATGAATGTTTCCAGAATCATATCAAATGGTTAGATGTGCGCAGAATGTCGTTTGCTTCGGCCTTGTTGTGCGTAAAATCGCGACGGAAGACGCTGCGCGGCGAGTCTGATTTCGACATTTTGGGCAAAAGAAAACCCCGCCGATCTCTCAGCGGGGTCTCTTTGAATGATTGGTGCCAGTGGAGAGGATCGAACTCCCGACCTTCGGTTTACAAAACCGCTGCACTACCGCTGTGCTACACTGGCTTGGTGCTCCCGTGTGGAATCGAACCACAGTCTGAACGGTTATGAGCCGCTGGCATTACCATTATGCTACAGGAGCATGGTGCGGACGGTCGGACTCGAACCGACACTCACTAGGAAAGAGATTTTAAGTCTCTCGCGTATCACCAATTTCGCCACGTCCGCAAATTCATGCGATACACAGGTTAACCCGACTACGCCGGCACCACAGATTCTCGGCATCTGCAAGCTCTTGGCGTCCTCGCAAGTCACGGACACCTGACTAAGGCGAAACCCTGTGCATCGCGGTCTGGATTTCTCCAGACGGTTGCACGGTATTTTACATAGCCCCGTGCGGCTCTCCGGTGTATGGCTTCAACGGCAAAGAGCCTAGGTTTGCCGCTCCATCACCATACACACACTCTTTGCAGGCGGCGGGCCTCTGCTCTGCGATATCCGCCGCTATTATCGGCCATGCCTTCATTTATCAGGCACCTGCATCTCGTTGCCCTTTCGGGCGAAACTCGACTGGCGGCCGATTGCAATCTTGTAAGGCGATAAGCGCCCTGACCGCCAGTTTCTCTCACCACACCTAAAGGCACTTGATACCCTATGCGGATACCGGCCTGACACTCGCAAGGTGAGCGGCGAGTGAACTGAAACTCTATTGCAGGTCTCCCATCCTGCCGTCCGCTGGAGTGATCGCCCTATCTCGCGAATGGTTGCTAGGTCCGAAATTCGAGGCGCAGCGGCTTCCTCTGTTATGAATGTTTCTCTACTCCAATCTTTCAGTGGATGTCAACAGCAATCTTTGCAGCGGATTAGATAATTATCGGATCGGGAATGCGGCGCTTCCAATTCGGGTGTTCCTTAAACGCACGAGATAATTCGCCGTCCCAATCCGTCAGAATCAGTTCGCGCACATGCCCATCTTCCATGTTTGTGACCGTGATCTTACGATGATCGCCCGCCTTGAACTTCTGGTAGATGCCATGATCTGTTTCAAGAACACCGTCATCAAGGACTTCGATAGATTGGCTGATGGTGTCGTTGTCGTAAACATCTTCCATGAAACGCATAACGTCATCAACCGAACGCGCTACGGAAAACGTAGAGCGCCGTGCCCACTCCGCTGCAAACTCCTGTGGGGTAAGCCCAAGGCTCGCCACGTACTTATTGTATTCGCCCTGAAGCCTAGCGAACGCCTCTTGCAACGTCAGAGTCCGCCCTCTCTCCATCGCGACTACAGGAGCCGCAGCAACAGATGCAGCGGCGGCGATTGCTCCGGTGATAAGAGTGCGGCGGTTCATTATGCGGCATCCTTCATGTTAGTAAACTCAAATTCCCAAACTCCCTTTACAGGGAACAATCCATCAGTTTTCCATGTGCTGACATTCCCGAGCAAATTGGCACAATGATAGCCGCGCTCCAAAGCCGTCTTATGCGCAATTGCGGTCGCCTTCTGAAGTGCAGTGGCTATATCATTGCCACTCCCACAAGCCCATATCTTATTTCGTGCTTGTGCGGCACTCGCCATCACAGGCACTGCTGTCGCGGCAACCGCTGCTGCGGCTCCGATCATAATTTCACGACGGTTCAATCTCTTTCTCCATATTTGGTGTATGTTTGCGCGGCATATGCAGCGTGGGTAACACTCGTTCTTTGGCCGCGCCCGCCTCTCAGCGGATAGATGCTTCTCTTACCATTCATTGTGTGGCGGCGTCAATCATTTTCGACATCAATCTTCACCTCATCATCGTGAGATAGAACAAAGATACGGGAGAAGTCGGACATCTTTCGATTGTCAGGACTGTCATAACCAATGTCGTGCTCTACCGCGAGAAAGAAGTATGCGCCATCCACGGAGGAGTCTTCCAACTCAACGAACTTGGTCCACCCTGTCATCGTCATGAACTTGCGCCGCCTCACGGACTCCTTCCTCATTGCTCGCGCGGCCACAATCATTGCCGTCTCGAAGCCATCTCTGTCTACGGCCACGCCAATCCAGACTTCTCCAACTCCGCATTCGCCAATGCCGATCATGTAACCGTGGAAATCGACGTAGAAAGCCCACTCGGGGATAGTGACATCACAGATTACCTGCGCCACGCTCTTTCTCATCAATCCATTTCAGTATCGTGGACTTGCGAGCATGAATCATTCCGCCGTTCATTCTGAATGTCCTGCCCTTGCGCCACAATTTGCCAGTCTCGGCATCTGTTAAGTGCATAAGCCATTCATTGTGATATGCAATTCGCTCTTTCATTGAACATAAATTCTCCGATCAAGCAGGCGGGGCATCCGCCTAGAAAGAATAGGGCCAGCAATACAAACTATCACCGGCCCCACGAGACGTTACGCCGCCTGTGTAGCCTTCTCGATCTCTTCAAGGCGCGGCTGCGCAAGGCGAACTTTCAGATCCATTCCGATCGCAGAGATTGCGCGACCGGCGAACTTTGCACCCACATTCGCCTGCTCGACATTCGCACTGCCATTGCGGGCCTCACGGAAGAAGGCCATAGACCCTTCCGTCAGTTCCTTAAGGTATTCACGCTGTTCATTGACGTTTGCCACTATACTTCTCCATGTTTGAGTTGATGACGAAGCCGTCTTACGGCTTTTGCTGCTGCGGGTAACTCTCGCCCTATCGCGAGAGCATGTTCGTCCGGGGATACCGTGACGAATGGGACACCAGCCTCCTCGGCCTTGTATTCGAGCATCTGGATAGACATTGCCGGAGCCTGGGCTAGAACATGGCGATTTTGCATGGCGACTGTCTTTACTGCTGCGCCGTGATTGCGCTCATTCCCCTTCGCTGACTTTGTGCTCTCCTTAATTGGAGGGCACACAACAGTCAGTTCAGATACGGACTCCACAAGTTCAGTAGTCCATTTGTGAAGCGCTTCCTTCCGCTTGCGCGCTTCCTTGGATTTCCGTTTAGCCACACGGCGCTTCCACTGCTTCCATCGATATGAGAATTTCTTGAACCGTCGATCCCCTTCCGACTGAACGGCGTCAGTTTCCTGTTGTGCAGATAGGCGTTCAGAGGCTTCGGCACCCACCTTCTGGGCCTGCGTAAAGATCACGGCCCTGTCGTCAGCCCCCGAATCCAAGGCTTCAGCACCGGACGCTCCATTAAGCCCTTGATAATCGGGACTGATTTGCTCGTCAGAGGACTGATAATCCCCTTCCCAGCCGGTGAGACATTCACCGTTCGTGCCTGTGGTGATGAAGCAAGCTTTGTGTTTGATATGTGATCGCAGGGGGATGCCGAAGCGAAGAGAGTTGTGTGTTATAATTAGGATGCCGTAGCCGCGCTCCTTCTCTCCATCCCAGACACCTTCCTGCTTATCAAGAACCTCCACTAGGTGGGTATTCTCTTCAAAGAAAAGCGATTCGAGCTTCTGTAGCAGCATGTCTCCCCCCAAGACACGAAAAAAGGCCCTTGCGGGCCTTCTCTCATTCGCTAGGTACTTCTTTGTTTTACGTGGCGCACACCCTACGGCCACATCTTTCATTGGACGTTTCAGTTTTTAACGTGGGGAGCGTCCTTCCACCACATCATGGCTAATCATATATATCGTAAATTCGCAATGTCAAGAAGTTTTCTCGCCACATTAGACAGAGTCCGAGCCATTGTTAACAGCCCCCTGCATCCGTTCCGCTTCTGAGACGTTGCAAGAGGCAGTGCCTAGGAGTCGGCAGGAAGGATGTCCTCACGGACGCGCTTCGCCTTCGGCTCGCTATCCTGCCTTACGGTGCGGCCATGTCGAGAGTTTATATAGCGGAGACGGCGGGAAGGATCAAGATCGCGGAAGAGCGAACTTAGGATCGCCGTGGTTCTCATCGGGAGCGTCGTTTTCCAGAATGGCTTTCTTCTGTTCGTCACTAAGCGTATTCCAGAATCCAGTCATCGGGCGCGGTTTCCGTCGCCGCACTCTTATAGCCGCAAGCACCATCACCAACCCTATGACAGGGACGAGAAGCAGGAGATAGTTATAGATGTTCATGGCGTATCGTCTTTCTTGCCGACGATAACTGGCCCGTTGTAATTCCTGACCGCATCTAAATCGGAATCGCGAGAAAGCACCTGACGCCCAGCGAGCCGTTCTAAAGCGTCTTCCTTAGCGCGAGACCTGACAATATCATCAAGGGCCGCCTCGATCATGCGTATGCCCCCTGTCGATTCAGCCTCCTTTAGATAGGCTTCTCGAATTTCCTCACTATCAAGATGCTCGGCCGCATCCCACTTGCGTGTTTTCTTCAACTGCAAACTCCTCATAAACCATGATCGCATACATACCACGACCATAATGCAAACTCCAAACACATAATGATTGACACAGCCGCATGAATCATGTTTCTGACTCTCATTCTCAAATCGCAACTCACAAGGAGATAGAGCGATCATGAACGCAACAGCCGCTAAAGAAGCAGCCGAAGCCGCATTTAAGCCAGCACCAAAACAGGAAGAGAAACCAGGTCGCCGCGAACATGCCGTTCTGCCTGACATCTCCGATGCCGAACTTGAGCGACGGCTGATCGAACTTCGGAATGAGCAACTTCGCCGCATTGAATTGAAGCGCGAAGAACTCGAAGAAGGGGCTCGACATCAATGGGAAAAGGACAAGGAAGAGTTTCAGTCTCTTTGCCGCCGCATCCACAACAATGGCGGTTTCCGCGAACACTTCATCGAATTTGCCAGCAAGTCGAACGGCGCATTCTCTCCCGATCTTCTCCTAGAGCGCAATCTGCCGGTGGCATATCTTCCTGAAGACATTCGGCCGGCAGGCGTCACGGTTGTAAAGAAAGGCCGTACAGGATCTGCGGGTGCCCGTAGCGCACTATCGGCCCCGCCTCCGACACACGGCGACGGGAATGTCCCTGTTGATGACATCATCGCGCGTGTCGTTGGAGAAAAGAAGGGCCAACCGCTGACTTTGGAGGAAGTGATCTTCGAACTGTCGAAGGACGCAATCCTCGGTGCCTATTTGAAGCAAGAGCCTCGCGGCTTGTCCCGTAAAATCGGCGGCGTAGCAAAGCGCGGTCTGATCAAGAAGACCGCTGACGGGAAGTACGTACCGGCCTAACCGTCGCCTCAAATTCCATAACTGCATCAATGTATGGCCGGGAACTCAGGTTCTCGGCCAACATTTTTAGCGGCTCACGAGATTGCATGCGAATAAAGTCTGGAGGTGTGTAAACTGGATTGCCGTCTTCATCGTCTATCCAGAGACGTTTATGGCGCTTTACGACTCGCATTGCGTCGCAGCCCTCGCCCACAGCGCAGGATCACCCTCTTTCAAAACCTCCAGCAGCCGCAATTTCTCATGCCGGTACACGCGCCAGAAATCAGGATCTAGCTCGCGGATGGATGACGTGTTGTCGATCAAATCCGCCAACTTGATCGTTTTCGCCGCAACTGGAGCCTTTGCGATATGCTGTCGATCGACTTCCTTGCGGACCTTACGATTGCCGTCTGAAGGCTTGGAAACGTCCGTGAGCCAATAGACGAGTTCGGCGATATCATACCCGAACTCATCATCGATGTCGCATAGTTCGGTGGGCGTATCTTCCACTGTGTCGTGCAGAAGCGCAGCGGCGATCATGTCCGAAGTATGCGTCACACTTCGGACAATCTCAGCAACAGCAATCGGATGTACGATATAGTCCTGCCCGGTGTACTTACGCTTCTGATTGACGGACTCATGAGCGGCCTTCGCAAAGGCAAGAGCGCGTTGTTCAAGGTTCACTGTTCGGATTCCCATTCTTGATGGACGGCAATTAGCGCCATGAGAAGCGGCCTCATTCTCCAATTTATGTCATTCCGAATGGTGTTTACGAGAGAAGTCTCCCAAGATTTGGATGTTCTGGCCTTTTCCGAAAGGATATCGGGATACATCGTTTTCAGGTGATTGACGGCCTCTCGCCCGATATTGCGAGCCATCTCATCGAATAGACGACGCGCTTTCACCTCGTGAGTTTCAGTCACTTCCTCAACCGGCACGATATCATTCATTTCTCACCACCTCTTCTCGATAGGCCGCAGCCACAAAATCGTCTATCCACTCATAATCCGGTTTGTCAGGCAGTGTTGATGCTTCTGCCGCCATCACTACCTTCACCAGCAACTCCTCGATCTCTTCCGTCACGGCCTCGTAAGGCAACCTGCCCTGCTTGATATCAAGGATATGCGCGGCGTTCGGCAGAGGAAAGGTAATCCTGCCAGTCTGGAGCAGTTCTAGAGCCTCTTCACCTACCCTGACGGCATGGGATAGAGCCTTCCAGTCTGCCCCCTTCTGTGTTTCAGCCATGAGAGCGCGGCGGCCGTATTCATCGACCACTTTCTTCATGACATCGTGCGCGTTCTTAATCGACATGGTGTAGTGCATCTTACGATCGCACACGCTCCACATTAGCACCTTCTGCCCATGAGGTGTAACGTCCTCAATGAGGCTCATGTGCTCGTGCTTGGCCATCAGTTCACGAATATCAGGATCAAGCGTTGATACCTTCTCCGTAGATGATAGCGCCGCGTGGAGCAGATCTCGCGCGGCTCGGGCTGTTGCGATCCTAGTTCCTCTCGCGGAATATCTCGACGCCTGCGCCCTGGCGTAACCTACAAACGCCGCAGCGCGCCGCGTAGTGAGTTTGTCCTTATTGACGACAATCTCATGCCAGAGCGGCGAAGGCTCGCCTACGATAGCCCACGGAGGCGCAAATAGCATATCCAGAGCGTTCGTCTGACCCTCACCAACCAACTGGAGATAACGCTGAAGGCTGAAACGCTCTTCGTCCACATCGTCAGCATTGTTTTTCTCACCGTCACCCTTCGGACGCTGAGTGCTTATCGCACCCTTGGCCCTTTGAAGGAGGATGTCTCGGCCACTAGGGATGAAGACTGATTTGTAGTCGGTGTCGGATTCGGGAGTGGATGTGCCGTACATTCTGCTGCCGAAGATGCACTTCATGACAGTTTTCATGTTCGCATCCTCGCGTTCCGCGTCAGAGCATTACAGTCAGTCTTATTCATCGGACCAATACCGATACAAGTGATCGTCGGCTCCGCAAAAACAGTCCTGCCCGCATCTGTTACGATTGCGAACGGCACGGCGCGCTTCTCCGCTTTGAAGGCGATGTCTTCGATATCAGACAATCCATCGACTTCCATGCTTAGTTTCATGTGGTCGGAGTCAAAATACTCCACAAAGTTCACGAGATCATACTTCGCAATCAGCATTGTCATCGCATGTCCGAACTGCACCTCAGATTTACCACGAGGCATGTCCAAATCGGCGCGAAAGACGACAGCAATCCGCAATTCATCCGTTCGACTGCTCATACTTCCACCGCCATCTGTGGATCAAATTCTGGATTCTCTGGGCCTTCCCTAAGCGGATACCCTCTCGGATTGCATACCACTCGCGTTTCTCCGATCTTGTACGAAAAACTGCTGTGGACGTGACCGTGGACCCAAATTGCAGGCTTAGCCGCTTCGATCATATCGTCCATATGACTGAAATAGGCATGGTTGAGTATCTGCCCCGCGTATTTCGGCGCTACAGACCGCTCTGAAGGCGCATGATGGGTAACAACCACCGTTTTACCGTCAAACGGCTCTGCAAACCGCTCTGACACGCCGGATAACTGATCCGGCCTTATGTAGCAAAAGCACCAACTTTCCGCGCGCTCTAAGGAGCGGGTTCCCATAAAATCCGGCCCCATGAGACCAGCCCGCACAGAGACGTTCGACCACACCATTTCCGGCTTGCTCAAGAAGCGCGCCGACCTGTTCAACGAAGCCGAGCGCATCCGCGACAGGCTTGCTGAGATAAAGAATGATATAGGCGCGATGGACCGCACGTTGAACGTGCTTGGCTATAGCGGTGATCTGGATGCCGCCATGCCACGTCAGAAGCGCGAAGTGCTATTCGGGCGCGGCGAGTTATCCAAGGCGATATATCGCGAACTGCGGGAATCGGACGGGCCGCTATCCAGCCGAGACATAGCCCGCGAGATTGTCGTTATGCGCGGCGAGGATGCGCGGGACAGAAAGTATCTGTCCGACCTCACCAAGCGCGTCAGCAAAGCGCTACGGGCCATGAGAGAAGCCGGTGACGTGCGCAGCATGACGGACGCGAAGGGGAATTTGATGTGGGAGCGGCGTGCGTGATTGTCACCTTACCATTCTAAACCTACGATGCCGCGATTGATGGGAGGGTTAAATGTCCGAAACGAGACGGTGGGTTAAGATCAAAGAATTCAAAGTTGCTGATAGTGAAGGCAAAGTCTACGTCATAGAACGGCACGATGAGCACATTGACACCGTATTCATGAGCGGCGAATTCAGACCGTCAGTCGGACGACGGAGATTGCAACTCAGTGACGGCACTCTGATCTACAGGATTGATGACGACACCTTTAGAATTTTCGGAAGCGAGAAAACGCTCAAGAAGATCGAAATCTGAATCTTCTAAGTTTCTCCATTTCAAATACCCTTTATAGGAGTGATCAGCTATGGCAATCACGCCGTTGGGTTGCCTATGGAGAACCCATTCGTCGCGTGGAAAATATTCTGTCTGCTCAGTTTCATTCGAATTCATGACTGTCATCTCCACAATTTACATGAAGGTTATATAGGAATCGCTCGACTCCAGATCAAGATTCCGCCCTAGCCCAAACCGCCCAAACCCACGCAGAGGCTCGCTATGCCCTGCAAACCGCTCTGACACGCCGGATAACTGATCTATGCCCCCCAAGCCGCGAACCCAAACTGACAACCCGGCTTCAGGAATGGTGGACCCTTCCTGACTTCACCGCCTTCAGGGCGGAGGTGAAGAAGGCGTTCAAGGCTGACATTCCGTTGGCCGAGCGTTCTGCGTGGGAGGATTGGATCACCCGCGACCGTGCGGAAATCGCCAGATTGTCCGCCGAAATCGCGCAGGCAGAGAATGAAATCAATAGTATCGTCTATCGCTTGTTCGATCTAACCTCTGCCGAAATCGCGCTCCTTGAAGAGAATGTCTGAGATGTATGATACGGTAGAATGATTGCTCACTCTCCTCTTCTCCCGCATGATCGCAGGAAACGGGAGGGGAGATCATGCGCGCCATTCTTGTCGTGCTGTTCATGGGGCTATTCCTTGTCCAATCAGGGCAGACCCAACAGGAGGGTGACAGCGCCCAACGGGGCACAGAAGATCAACAAGCACCAGCCCAATCTCTTTATCCGCCTATCCGTGTTGAAATTGTCGAGGATCAGGCCGAGGCCAATGCCCGCAAGAGCCGCGAGTCCGAAAGCCGCCAAAACGAGATAGATGACCTTATCGCCCAGCGCGGTATGGATGATGCCTCGCAACGAGTGGCGTTCTATTCCAAGTGGCAGACTATAGCGGCGTGGGTAGGTGCGTTCCTCGTTGCTGGCACGTTGCTCCTCATGATCCAAGCTAACAAAGCCGCAGTCAAAGCGGCAGGCGCTGCCGAGCAATCGAACATAGATCAACGGGCTTTCCACATTGAGCAAACCCGACCCTTCCTCGACTGGGATGGTGAGATCACTGCTGAAGTGATGAACGGTCCCGGAGGGCGCTATTTGTTCCTTCGCTACAAGGTGGCGAACATTGGCCAATCTCCAGCCGTCAACGTCAGAGGTCATTTCAAATTGTGTTTTCCGCTCTTCGGGCAGGGAAGCGCGAAAGATACCGCCGATTTTGCTACATCCTGCACGAATGAGATGGGAACGGCACAACAGATCATCCCGCACAACGCGAGCAGGGAGTTCAGGCATTCCGGCAATAAGCCGGCCGCCATTCCAGATGAAGGATTCAACGGATGGCTCGTTTTCTTCGGCGTCACCTACCAGCGCGGAGGGCACGATGAAGTCTATTACATCGCGAGACAACTGCGCATCGAACCCGCTGACGCACGACGCGCATTTAACGGGAGAGGCACCGCGAAGGTGAAGGCCAGACTCATCAGCGGCGTGGATGCCGCCAAATAACTCTATCGCCGCAGCCAAAACGACCCCAATCATCCCCGGTCTCCTTCAACGAAAGCCAAAGGATTGAAAGTTGGCGGGTGCGCCCGGCTTGGTGCGTTTGCTACCTAACACCGCATATTTCAATGCACAGCGGACTCTTTTCCAGAAACCCCAATTTCGATCAGAGCAGAAGAAGAGATCGAGAGTTTGATCTCCTTTCATATCGGACCACTTAATCCAATCAAACTTGATAAAATGAAGCGGGGTGTGACAATCACAATCCAAGCGAAACTCTTTATGCCAATCTGACTCAGTCATCAGACACCTCGTTGAGTGTTACCCATTCCGTTTCATGTGAATATTCGGCGTGGAAACGGCGATCTCGCTTCTGCCCCCATACAGAGACGGATGGTCCGTCCATATCGTCATCATCGAGAAACACGGTATGAAACCCGAGATCAGACGGTTTACCGAGTCCCCATAGGCTTTCAGGCAAATCTGCCCGCACCGCCGCCTCCACTCCATCAGGAACTTCTCCGTGCCAGACGATCTTGAAGTCCTTGCGCCAGTCTTTAGACATTACAATACCTTCCATTAAACAAGAGCAACCTGATAAATCGGCCATGCGGCTACAGGTAGCGTCTCACAAGCGACTTCTTCGCAAGTGATATTCCCGGTTGCACGCTCGGGCCGATGCCCCACGTTATGCAACCCAAGACCCGCTACGGCCTTGTGCAGTATGTTAATCGCTGCGTTGTGATCGCGATCCAGAACCAAACCGCACTCATGGCAGTCATGAATGCGTGTTTTCAGATCCTTCTTTACGATCGCGCCGCAGCCGGAACATGCCTGCGATGTGTTTCGGGGATTGGCTTCCACCAACTCGCGACCAGCCTTCGCAGCTTTGTACGCGAGCATCTGACGGAATTTCCCCCATGATGCGTCATGAATAGACTTGGCAAGGTAGGACTTTGCCATGCCTTTCACGTTCAATTTCTCGACCGCAATCAAGTCGTGACGGTTAACGAGATCAGCGCTGACTTGGTGCAGATAACTTTCACGAGTATTTTTCAACTTCAGATGAAGTCGGGCAACCTCTTTCCGCACTTTCTTTCTGCGATTGCCGCCTTTCTTGCAACGCGCCAATGATCTCTGGCGTCGGCGAAGTTCCTTTTCGACGCGACTCGCATGACGTGGATTGGGTATGGACGAGCCATCACTCAACGTGGCAAAATCGCGGATGCCAACATCTATGCCAGCAAAGGCGCCTGCTGGCGATCTGACGCTAATTCTAACCCTTATGTTGAAAGTGACAAACCATCCAGCGATGTCGCGCGAGATGACGCAAGACCGAATGTCTGAGTCTATAGGAAGATCACGATGGAGGTGAACCCGGAGGCCACCCGGAAGGCTCTTAAACCTCAGTCGCGCACCATCAAATTCCCATCCGTCTACACTATTAAACCCGAAAGAACGCCACCTCCCCTTACCTCTGAATCTGGGGAACCCAGCCTTTCCTCCAGATTTAAGCCTCCGGAAGAAATCGCCGTAAGCGTCATGTAAACGCTTGATAGTCCATCGCTGCATATTAACTGGCGTGACACGCGCATCCTCGTCGCTCGCTCGCCACGCGGTCAGCGACTTACATTGGTCATAAAAGGTAACAGTGGAGCCAGTCTTCCTATAGCGATCAATCCTATCCTCCAACGCTGCATTGTAAAGAATGCGCTGCTGTTCGAGAATATGATTCAAGGCCGCATGCTGCTTCTTCGTCGGAAGCAGGCGGTACTTGTAAGACAGAATGATGGTGTCTGCGCTTTTATCGCTCATCATAACCCACTGAATTCGGGCGCACCTCGCGCCACATTCATTTCTCATAGCACAATCTTTATCGTCGCCGCAATCTTAATCATTCACCGCCAGACATCTTTCTTACGTGATCAAACTCACCGCGAATGACGAGACCGTTCTCAAAAGCCACATAGGCGTCTTTAACACCATGACCACAACAGGCGTTCGAAACACCTGGCAGATTTGCGATGCACGGATCATGGCCATCTTCCGTTCGTTTGCCTCCGCAAAGAGAACATGGGTGCTCTGGTGGCCCATCTGCGCACGACCCGTCATCAATGTAAACCTGAGAATAAAACTCATCAGAGCCTTCATCATACTCGACATCATTCCATTCAGACAGCCATGCCACTGGACGTGAAAACCGGAAATTGATGGCCGTGATCCTTTTATTGCACATATCATTCTCCTCAATTTGAGATGGAATTAAATAGCATGATAGCAATCATTATGGCAATAAATTTCATTGTGCATCTTTTGACTCTTATTCTGCGATTTTTCGTATGTGTGAACCGCTGCGGTCCTCTCTTTAGATCTCATCTTCCATCTTTTCGACCACCCTCCCTTCGTATCGTCGATCGATGGGCCTGCCTGGTCACGTCCTGGGCGTGGTCCCTTTGGGCATGGCGATGCATGGCCTAGCTGATGCGAGGCGAGGCGATGATTGATTGTGTGGCTTGGTGTATGTTTGGCCGCTGGCGCGGCTGGCTGGCGCGTGTCTTAGCCTATGCCTAGTGCTACCGTTGGACGTGAGACATATGCGGCCAGCGTCATTGCGAGCGCGGCCATGCGTGCGCCTATATATAATGAGTGAGCGCAATCATATGCGGCGAACAAAATTGCAATGAATGCGAGAAAGTTTGTTTCGGCCTATTGCAATCATTCCGAATCAATGATTAGATGCATTCATGCTCAACAGTGAGCGGCAAGGGAGATAGCAATCATGGCAAGCGTCCAATCCACAATCCGATTCATCGAAGATCATGGGCATTTTGCAACGGCAACGGCCGAAGGCATCTTGGCAATATCGTGGGAAGGCGGCGCGGCATATGCGGCGGCTCTTGATATTGAGGAAGGCGACGAATGGTGCGAGGCTCCTATGGTTTTCCCGATTGTTGATGGCAACGTGTCAACGCGCGCCGTGCGCGATTGGCTTGGATACTAGGCCGAAACGGCGCGGCTTGCGCCGTCCAACCGTCAAGCGGTTGCTGATGAGGCTGGAAAGGAAGGGTTATGGGCGAACGTTCGCGGCCGTCTAACTTGTCAGAATGGCCCGAATGCACGATTGACGATGCAAGGTTTGCATTGGCGCGTGAAGTATGGTGCGACGCCGTGCGCGTTTCCAATGGTGGCCAATTGTAAGCCGATAGCGGCGGAATGAATCACAAGCGCAATGGTGCGCGATATGGAGATTGAGACAATGGCAAAAGACAAAGCGGCCTTTATCGTTATCGGCCATTCTGGCGGCGCAACGCTCTATTATGAGCCGCGCATTGATTGCGGCGCGACGATAACAGGATATCTTTCGGCCTATCCTGAATCGGAAGAAATCAAAGCGGCAATCGCCGATGGCGTGAAAGGTTATGATATGCGCACCATGACGCTAGACGCGGCTTGTGAAATGGCTTTTCGCGGCCCTATGTTCGATCATGCGGCAATCCATATTCTCACCTAGAAGCAATCGAATTGCGCTTGTCTCATGAGCGGGAACGATCCCGCACGGCAAAAACAGCAAAGGAAAGAGACTGGCGCGAACACAATTGCCGCATGATCGAGCGGGAACGGGAAAACGAAATTGCGTTTCTGGAAAAGCGCGGCATTGATTGCAAGCCGCTTTCGCTTGCCGATATTAGCGATGACGAATTGCTTTTCCTGCTAGGTGACTCCTAGTCTCTTATTCTAGGCCGCGCGGCTTGCGGCCTAGCGTTGGCGACTAGCCTAAATGCGCGATTGTGCGCACAATGGAGATAGACCATGTTTCATGTCATCGCACGATATCTAGACGGCG